AGAAAACTGACAAGCAGAAAGCTCTGGACAGCAGTGGCATCATTCGTATCAATGATGATCGTAGCCACAGGAGGCGCAGAGAACACAGCCACACAGGTAACGGCACTCATCATGGCCGGAGCATCTGTCGTGGCATACATCATCGGAGAAGGACTCACCGACTCCGCAAACATTGGATCCGACGATTCAGAGGAATAAGAAGCACAAAGCACCCAGGGCGGCCAACAGGCTGCCCTTTTTATTTAGGAGGTATGCAAGATGGCAATCACAAAGAAACAGCAGAGATTCATCGAAGACATAGCAAAGCACGTGCAGAAGTACGCAAAAGCATACGGAATCCTGGTGCGCAGTCCCATCATCGCCCAGGCAATCCTGGAATCCGGATGGGGAGAGAGCAAGCTGGCATCCAAGTATCATAACTACTTCGGAATGAAATGCGGGACAACCTGGAAGGGCAAGAGCGTGAACATGGAGACGAAGGAGGAATATACGCCAGGGACTCTGACAACGATCAAGGACAATTTCAGAGTATACGACAGCATGGAGGAAGGCGTAAAGGGTTACTTCGAATTTATTCAGAAGCCGAGGTACAAAAATCTGAAAGGTGTTACAGATCCAAAGAAATACCTTCAGCTTATCAAGGCAGATGGATATGCGACTGATAGCAGCTACGTCGAGAGCACATACCGACTGGTTACACAGTACGAACTCACAGAGTACGACGCGGAAGGAGGAACCAACATGAAAATCAACATCATCAAGCAGACCGGGACGCACGGCCTGTATTCAACCGGCAGAGGGAAAGATAAGTACCTGGTATACCATTACACAGCCGGAGTAACAAGCAAAAAAGGATCGGCCAGAGCGACAGCGTCCTGGTTTGCAAATCCAAAAGCTGGAGGAACTGCGGACTTCATCGTAGACGATGAGGAAATCGTACAGTACAATCCGGATCCGGAGAAATATTCCTGCTGGGCCGTCGGCGGCAGCGCATACGGAAACAAGGGCGGCAAGCTCCATGGAGTCGCTACGAACCACAACTGCATATCTATCGAGATCTGCAGCACCAATAAGACCGGCCGCGTGACAAACCCGAACGACGATAACTGGTACTTCACAGACGCTGCGCTCGCCAATGCAGCCAAGCTGGGACGATACCTCATGGAAGTATACGGAATCCCTGCCAGCAGAGTAATCCGTCACTATGACGTTACCGGCAAGCTCTGCCCCGGCATTAAAGGATGGAACCTGGAGAACGGATCCGATGATAAGAAGTGGCAGACGTTCAAGGCGCAGCTGTCTGCAGAAGCAGAGGATAACACACCGGCACCTGCTCCAGCACCAGCTCCGTCCGGAGCAACGACAGTCAACTATGCGTATAAGGTCACGGTCTCAGATTTGAACATTAGAAAAGGACCAGGCACAAACTATGACTCGGCTGGATACACCGGCAAGGGAGTATTCACAATCGTGGCAGAAAAGGGCGGCTGGGGCAAGCTCAAATCCGGAGCAGGCTGGATCAGCCTCAACAGCAAATATGGCCACAAGGTAAGTAGTGGATCCACCGCACCTGCAGCAGCTCCATCAACGCTGAAATGGACCGTCACGATTTCAGATCTGCGCATCAGAAAAGGACCAGGCATAAACTATGACTGGACCGGAGCGTACACCGGCAAGGGAACATTCACGATCGTAGAGAAGAAAAATGGATGGGGAAGATTAAAGTCCGGAGCAGGCTGGATCAGCCTCAACACAGCATACGGACACAAAGCATGATCCCGACATCAATGTCGGAAACATAGACAGAAGCCAGGGAGGTCAAGCCTCTCTGGCTTCTTTTTTGATGGCCTCAGCATCGGCCAGGAAGAATATATCCCACACGTCCTGCGGGGAGAGTTGATACCGGACCGCGATCCGGACTATGTGCTTGCGCTGGAATGGCTGCCGCCCGTTCCAAATCGTCGAGAAATTGGATGCAGTCATGCCCAGGAAGACCGCAAGCGCCTTATTTGTATCGCCATGATCATCCATGGCCTGTTTCAATTTTTCTTTGTCAAACATTTTGATTCATTCCTTTCTAAAAGGATTACCGTGGAGCGCTTCGATTAAGCTGCGCGGGGAAGCTGCAGAAAACCCAGGATAAAATTTATACAATCATAGGCGACGCCTTTCTGGCCGGTGGCCGGGTGCAAGGTTTACGAGGACGTCCAGCGGGGCTGCCAGACCTTCAGGCTTTCACATTAAAAACCAGGGAAACTTGTCGAACATCAATCCACGGTATCCGTCGCGCTTCTTCCTGCAGGGCTTCGGACCTGCCATCGGCGGTTTAATACCGGAGGCCTAAGCCTCCTCGCGATAAATTTCTTCGAAATCTTCAACAACGATCGTCCGCTCGGTTCCACCGAGAACCAGCTCGATCTGAACATAATCGCCATCATCGTCGCAGGATACCGTGATGCTTTCACGGTTGGACTCCAGGATTTCAAATCCGTAATGCTTCAGATCCTGGAACAGATCCTCCATGCTGCCATACCAATCATTCATAATTCCACAAAGTAAAGATTGTTCATACATAGCCAAGACCTCCTATCTCACTAAGCCGCGAATATAATTCTTGTTTTTAACGCTTGCGAGAAGCCGTTCGTATTCAGCAACCGGAAGAAGAATCACGGTGCTATCTTTTACCACCCAGCCCTGCAGGTTAAACTTTTCAATCATGTTCCATACGTCAATTATATTTCTCAACTGCTTCATACCAAGACCTCCGATTCATTTATTGCTTTCCTTTAGGTTGTCTGTATATTAGCTCTGATGCCGGTACTATTCAAGTTATTTATAACCGTAATTTGTACAAAGATCTCGGCCGGTTTTTGGTGGTAATTAGTATAATTTATAACTACCTGGAAGCCATGGATCCGTCCGGAAAGAACCGGCGCATCTGGTACCGGTCAGCCCAGGTAAAAGATACCAGAGCCATCTGGCCGGATTCCGCAGCTTCCTGCCGGGCAGCTCGGAAAGCCTGGTCCTGGCTCTGCGTTTCCATATAGAAGCCACCAGCACCGTGCACACGATAGATTACATTCATAAAGACACCTCCGTAAATTTACTTTCACTTTTTTATCATGCGGGCGGAGGGCCGCATTGACTGTGACATGTTTTTTCGTTCCATCTGCGGTGATCTTCTGATAACAGGAATGGAAGCAGGAAATAAGGAAATGGTGCTGTCATTGGTCAGGGCGTGCATGGAAAAAAGGGATGTTTCAACCATTGTCCTCACGAGTCATCAGGAACTGGCAGCGTTGATACAGCAGGATCAAAATAGGCGGAAAAGCGGTGCCGTCAGGGTGTCCTGGCCTGCAGAAAAAAATTATCATCCTTTCTACGGAATGTCTGCCCAGCAGATGCTTCGGTTTGTCTGCATGACAGCAGAAGAAATGGGATACAGCAGTATGGCCGGGCAGGTAATGATTTATGCGGCAGCGGTACTTAACATTGTTTCGACAGAATATCCAGTCTCACTGCCTGCAGTCGTAAAGCTTCTTGAGGAGGATGATGATTTTATATCAGAACTGGCTTTACAGCAGGGGCTTTCCAATGTTATTGCAGATAATATTCGGGCAAACCATGAAGCGGGCATTGTGTTTCGGCGGTTATTGGAGCGGCTGGAAGAAATATTTGAAAATATTTATGTGACGGGAAGCGATACAAAATATAATCTTCAAAGCGGCTGTAAAGAGAAACTTGATGGAATGGTGATATATGCCAGCTCCGGCAGTCAGCGGATTTTTAACGCTTATCTGAAGGAGGAGATTTTTCAGACATTGAAGGATGTACCGAAAATCAGGATTCTTCTCGATGAGATGGAGTTTGCAGATGAAAATGATGAGCTGATGAGATACATCATGCAGTTAAAAAGACAAGGCAGAATTGAACTGATCGTAATATCACAGAATGTAAAAGAATCCATGAAAGGAAATGCAGATCTGGATTTTGCCAATGTTGTTCTGTTTCAGCATGGAACACCGACTGCAACGGAAGAGATTTCGAAGGCTCTGTTTGGAACATATCAATATCATAAACCGATGCCGAACGCGGTAAAACCGCCTGCATTGCTTTTTACTTTTCAAAGGGCTGTGAACTGGCAGATTCAAAGTGAGGAAAGGCTCAGAGTGAGAAGCGAGGATCTTTCTGCACGTCCGGGGATTTTTGGAAGGCAGTCAGATTATCTTGCTGTAAAAACAACGGCGAACAACAATATTTATTTCATTCATACAGCAGATTTCCTGAAGAATACGGGATATGGTCTGACGGTTGTCTGATATCAAAAATAAAAGCTGAAAACGGTTAAGGTTAGATTTTTATTTCTCTATATAAAGATGAGATGTCTCTTACAGGAAAAAAGCAACAGAAAGAAAAGGTGGGTAAACATATGAAAAAAAGTACATATTCCAATGAAATCGCAAAGGCTGTAGAACAGTTTCTGAAAGAAAAGAACTGGCATTTTGATTTTCTTGAAAAAGCAGGATTGTTCAAGTTTGATTTAAAAATAAGCAGTAAAATTCGTAAAATCAAGTATGTAATAGATGTTAAAAACGATGAACTGGTTGTTTACGGAATCTGCCCTGTTCATGCGGATGAGAAAGATGAGGAGATGATGGCTCAGATGAGCGAGTTTCTTCATAGAGCGAATTATGGTTTGAAAAATGGCTGTTTTGAGTTTGATTACGAGGATGGAGAAATCGGTTTCCGAAGTTATATTGATTGTGACGGCAGACTTCCGTCTGCAGAGAATGTGAAAAACAGCATTTATTGTACGGCTGCCATGTTTGAACAATATGGAGATGGGATTACGTCCATTGTTTTTGCCGATTACTCGGCGCAGGAAGCAATTGCAATGTGTGAGAAGCCGCTGGAAGAGCAGTTTTCAGATGATGAACTGGATGAGGCGGAATTGGAAGAGGCGTTCGCACGTCTGGTAGGCGGCCTGGGAGGAGTGGTTAAGATCTGAGAGGAGAGTGACAGAGGATGATGCGTTCTGGAAATATTTTTGAACGGGAAGGCAGCAGAGGGCATGGCATGAGAACCGTATCGGGAGTGACGATTGCTGTGATAATCTGTTCTCTGCTGTCAGGGATTGCAGCAATTGGAATTATTTTGAATTTTGAAGCGGTAACGGCCAGAATTGCCGTTTTTGTTGTCAGGCTGTTATCATCTGCGTTTCCTGTTTTGTTAGTTGTTATAGCAATTCTTTATTTGGCGGCACGGCTGCGGTGGAGATGGCACAGAGATTACAGGAGGTGGTGATCTGCATGGATTTTGGTACAGTGACAGTATGGACAGTGATTAAAAGATTTTTACTCGGATGGATTGCGGCCGGAGGTCTGCTGGTAATTGTCAGTTGTGTGAAGTACAGAGAATTTATCATTACGGCATTTTTAAATAATACCTGGGCATGGATCAATGCACTGATGCCGGTGGTGATTATTCTGGTTGGGATAAGATGTATGATCAGGGCAGTATTGAAATAAAAGGGGGATGCCATTTATAAAAAAACAGTAAATTCGTCCACTTAGGACTAGCCGCCGCGGCTGTAGATTGATACAATAAAAGAAATAGGAAATATCGATTTTTTGCATAGGAGGAACACGGCGGCATGGCGGGATATGTGAGTCTTCAGGATGTAACAAAGACCTATCAAATGGGTGAGATTACCATCAAGGCTGCGGATGGAATCAGTTTTGATGTGGAAAAGGGTGAGTTTGTGATTGTTGTTGGACCGAGCGGTGCGGGTAAGACGACGGTGCTGAATATTTTAGGCGGAATGGACACAGCGACTTCAGGAAAGGTGCTGGTGGACGGGGCGGAGATCAGTAAGTACCGCGGCAAGAAGCTGATCCAGTACCGGCGGGAGGATATTGGATTTGTTTTTCAGTTTTATAATCTGATGCAGAACCTGACGGCGCTCGAGAATGTGGAGCTGGCGATGCAGATTTGTAAGCATCCGCTGGATGCGTCGGAGGTGCTTGCGGAGGTTGGGCTGGAAGAGAGAATGAATAACTTCCCGGCGCAGCTTTCGGGCGGAGAGCAGCAGCG